AAACATAGCATTTACATTCTTAAATTGTTTTCCAGTATCATTAAGTCAGATTACTTTAGACGTAACTCAGCAAGACATTGTATACCCAGAAGCATCAATGGTATTCAGATATGACAGGTTTACCCATACAAAAATTGGTTGACAATCCATTATAAGTGTGATACAATAGTATTATATGCACAATGAGAGGTTAACATGAGTACTGACGATATTAGTGAAATTTGGGCTGCTGATTCTAAAATTGATGAAACTCAATTAGCGCAAGAAGCAAAAAAGATACCACAGCTTCATTCCAAATATTATAACATGTATTATAAAGAAGCGCTTAAGGTTAAGAAGCTTCGATACGATTATAAAATACTTGAATTAAATAAACGTGAATGGATTGATGGATCTATGGCCGAAGAGGATTTGCGTGAGTTTGGATGGAAACCTTATCAGAAAAAAGTTATTCGCCAAGACATTAACCAATATATTCAAGCTGATCCTGATATTATCAAACTAAGTTTAAAGATTGATTATCATAGCTGCAGAGCAAATTACCTTGAAGATATTGTTAAAACAATCCACAGTCGTAACTTCATTATTAATAACATTATAGCAGTGATGAAATTCCAAGCAGGAGACTACTAGCATTCATTATAAATAGTACATATATAATGAGAAGGTGATATATTATGCCAGATGTAATCAATGTTGAACAAATCAACGCAGTATATTTAAAGATTAATACAGAGTCAAGCGTAAAGTTTGAGCTCGAGGCATATTTTAAATTCCAACCACAAGGTTATCAATTTAATCCATCATATAAGAATAGAGTTTGGGACGGGTGGATACGTATTTTTCATCCTATGAAATCTGTACTTTATGTTGGATTGTTTAGTAAACTTCGTAAATTTTGCGAAGACCGTGGATATGAATTAAACGCACCAGACCATTTAATGAATGGCGAAAAAGTTCCTGACGATTATGGCTATGAGATGGCTAGAGAAGTTAATTGTAAGTTTGAACCTCGTGATTATCAGAACAAATATATTGTAGACGCTATACGAGATAGTCGTTCATTATCTTTATCGCCAACATCATCTGGTAAATCGTTAATCATTTATTTAATTCAACAACATTATTATAGAGCATTCGAGCATCGTACTCTTATTATCGTTCCAACAATTTCATTGGTACATCAGATGGCTGGTGACTTTGTTGATTATGGTTGCGATCCATCTCACATATATAAAATCCAAGGTGGTATTGATAAAAATACAGATGCACCAATTGTTGTATCAACTTGGCAATCTCTTATTAAATTAAAGAAAGATTGGTTTAGCCAATTTAAAGTAGTGCTTGGTGATGAAGCTCATTTATTCCAAGCAAAATCATTACAGAAAATTATGGAAGGACTCGATGAATGTTATTATCGACACGGATTTACCGGTACGTTAAAATCAGAAGAGAGCAAAACTCATAGACTGGTTCTTGAAGGTTGCTTTGGTTCTGTTCGCAAGCATGTTTCTACTAAAGATCTTATGGATGACGGTACTATTGCTGACTTTAACATAAAAGCAATTGTATTATCTCATAGTATAGAAAACAGAAAAGCATTTAAAAAGGCATTAGGCAAAGTACAGAATACAAGTCAAAAGTATCCTGCTGAAAGAGAATATTTAACGAATAACAATAAGCGTAATATATTCATACGAAATCTATTGTGGTCACTTAAGGATCAAAACAATTTGGTTCTATTTGACTTAGTAGAGAAACATGGTAAAATATTAGAGCCAATGTTACATAAAGAAGGTCGGCAGCTACATTTTATATATGGAGCCACTAAAGGTACTGAACGTGAGCGAATTCGTCATATGATTGAGAACGACCCTATTAAACAACACGATATCCTTGCATCGTTTGGTACATTTTCAACTGGAATTAATTTAAAGAAACTTGATAATGTTATCTTTGCATCTGGATCTAAATCAGAAGTGAAAGTACTTCAATCAATCGGTCGTGCCCTAAGAAAGGGCAACGATGCCGATAAAGCTACGCTTTACGATATTGCTGATGATTTGAGTGTTGGTGCCTACCAGAATTATACGCTACAACATTTCCGGAAGCGTATTGAAATATATGGGACTGAGCAATTTGAAGTCAAGATTTATACGGTATCTATATAGTTATTATCAATTAGCATAAAGCTATTATACCATACCTAAAATACAATGTCAATAGAAAAATGCATAGATGGTGAAAATAATTAACTATTGACATTATTTAATTACTATGTTATTATTATATAGAATCCAATAGAAATATTAGAATTCCAAATTTAAAACAGGAGGCTGGCTGACCATATGGCAAAAAGAGCTAAGAAAAATTACGTTAATAATAAAGACTTTTTAGAAGCATTAATAGCGTACAAAAAAGCGTGTACCGAGGCAGAAGATGCTGGTGACGAGAAACCAAGATGTCCGGACTACATCGGTAAGTGCATCTATCAAATTGCGACTAGACTCGCAACAAAACCAAACTTCAGTGGATACTCTTACAAAGAGGATATGATTTCAGATGGTATTGAAAATTGTCTATCATATATGAGTAATTTTAACTCAGAGAAATCATCTAATCCATTTGCATATTTTACTCAAATTATTTGGTACGCATTCCTACGTCGTATTCAAAAAGAGAAAAAGCAAATGTATATTCGTTTTAAATCATCTCAAGTTTTGGTTCCTACTGGTGGTACTTATACCGGTGGCGAAGACATAAATCTAAACCTTAACACCAATGTTGATTATATGAACTCGTTTGTACAAGATTATGAGGATAAGATTGCTAGAGATAAAGCAAAAAAGAAAGAGTCGATTGAAGCGGCTGAAAAGGAAGAGGATTCCAAAGAGTGAAAGTTGCTATAATTACAGACATGCATCTTGGGGTGCGTGGCGACTCTAAAGTATTCTTAGACCACCAAGAAAAGTTTTTTAATGAAGTGTTTTTTCCACATTTAGATGAACATAACATTAAAACAGTACTGGATTTAGGTGATACCTTTGACCGTCGTAAATACATCAACTATGTTACACTTGATAGAGCTAAGAAGTTTTTCTTTGATGAGCTGCAAAAACGTGATATTGAATACCATGCAGTCGTAGGTAATCACTCCGTTTATTATACAAATACAAATGAAGTCAACTCAATGAACTTGTTGCTCCAAGAGTATACAAATTTCAATATATATCGTGATGAACCTGTCGAGTTGACATTTGGGTCAACCAATGTTATAATGGTACCATGGATTACAAAAACAAATTCTGAAGTATGTTTGGATGCCATTCGTAAATCAAATGCTCATATATGTATGGGTCACTTTGATATTATTGGTTTTGAAATGCTGAAGGGTGCGATTTGTGATCATGGTCTAACTAAAGAATTGTTTGGTAGTTATGAACAAGTTTATTCTGGTCATTTCCACCATCCATCTGAATATGGTAACATCAACTATCTTGGTGCTCCATATGAAATGACATGGTCTGATTATCAAGGTAAACGTGGCTTCCGTATTTTAGATACTGAAACGCGTGAGTTGGAATGGATTTTAAATCCTTTCTGTATTTACCATAAAATTGACTATGATGATGCTGATATGACTATTGAGGATATTGCTCATTTAGATTTGACTAATATTAAAGACTCGTACATTAAGGTTATTGTTAAGAATAGAACTAATCCATACATATATGATTTGTTTTTAAATAAACTTACTGATGCTGGTGCAACTGACGTTAAGTCGATTGAAGACTCGCTTAACTTAGGTGATGCTGGCGTTGATGAAATACTTGATGAAACCAAGGATACTAAAGATATATTACATGATTATATTGAATCTATTGATACGAAATCTAATAAGCAAAAGATTAAAGAATTGATTGATGAACTATATTTGGAAGCGCAGAGCATTTAATGAAGATAACATTTAAAACAATAAAATATAAAAACCTGCTATCATCAGGTAACTCTTGGTCTGAAGTACGCTTGGATCAATTTAGAACTACTCTT